TCGGTTTTGACCTGACGAGTCAGGAAAGCCGGAACCTTAGCCGCCTCGAAAAGCTCTTGAGCTTTCCCACGACTAAGTGAGGAGGCCGGAAACTGGGAGTATAAAACTCCCAAGCAACGCTTCCGAATGATTGGAAACTTGATCTCTGGAATCTCCAGAGATTCACAGATCTGGTAAGCAAACTTACCAGCGAGGCCAAAGTACTGCTTAGGAGTTGCTTGAATTTCATTCAAAGTTACTGATTTTGTCATGGTATATCTCCGATATAAAGTTGTGTTGTGTTGTCGTTTGTCGTGCTAAGAGACTTTTAAGTGTCTCTCACTACGTAAGAGACACTAAAAAGCTCTAAGGGTCTAGAGGTCGAGCATTAAAATATCTTCAAGCAAACCAAACTCCTTTGGAGTCAAGCCCATATGAGAAAACGGATGTTTTCTGTGATAGTTTGTAACTGCTTTAGCAGTACTTAAAGATTGATTTTCGCTGTATTTTGCGAGGAGTTTTTTCATGTGTATGCTCCTTTGGAGTTGTGTGTGTTGTTTTGTTGTCTCGGTGTCGCTGAGACATTTCCATTAAAGGCACATCGGATTTTTGGAGTCAAGAGGTTTCTGGTGGGTGATTTTGGTGCGCATAATGCGTAGGAAAACAGGCGAAGAAACCCTGCATCACGTAGGCGTGTCATGATCACGTAGCGCGATCACGTTGAGATTTTTAAACTTCGGGGATAGTATATTTAGTTTACTAAATATTCTATAGGTTGTTGAATTTTATAGACTCTTGAGTCTTTAAAATTTACTCAGAAGACTTACAAAATCTCTTGAGATTTTGTAAACTAGGGAGACTTCAAAGTCTCGGGGGCAGAATCTTTAAAGATTCTGGAGTTTCTGGAGGGCTTTAGAGTCTAACAAGTTAGACACTAAAGATTTTTCAGCCCTCTAAAGTTCTTTAGAGGGCTGGGCAGGAGGCCATGCCACCCCCCCGTATATATATACTAATACGTATACATTTTACAGGCTTAGGAGTGTTAACTAGTTTAGGGCGACAGGGACTTCAGAGTCTTGGAGGGTTTTTGCGGCCATAGAGACTTTAAAGTCTTTAAAGGGGATATACTCAATCCGATAGGATTGCTGTTGTCTCTATATATGAACCCGGAGGGTACAAAGTATATTATACAGTCAGATGAGCATTTTGTCAAGTATTTTCGTAAAAAATTAAAAAAGACTTGACAGAACCTCTATTTAGGGCTATAATAGTATAATATGAGTAAAGAATTAACATTAAAGCAAAAAGATTTCTTGGACTATCTGGTTGAAACTGGAGGTGATCCTAAGAAAGCTGCTGAGTTGGCAGGATATGCCCAGAATGGACATTGGCAGGTAGTCAAGGCTCTCAAACACGAAATCATAGATCTGGCCTCTAACATTCTAGCTCAGTCAGCACCCCAAGCCGCTATGAAGCTTGTGGAGGTTATGCACTCTGATCAGCCTATTCCACAGGCTAATATGCGTCTTCAGGCTGCACAGACCATCCTAGACCGCACAGGACTAGGAAAACAAGAAAGACTAGACGTAAATAATAATATGACAGGTGGTTTATTTATACTACCGGCCAAAGCTAATGAGGCGAACTAGCAGCACAATACCTTTTGGATATAGACTATCCGAAGATGACAAGACTCTAGAACCTATAGAGCAACAACTAGAATCTTTGGATAAAATAAAAGAATTGGTATCTTCAGACATGATGTCTTTGCGTGAAGGTGCTGAGTGGTTAACTCATATGACAGGCAGAAGTATTAGCCATGTCGGGCTAAAGAATATTATAAATGGAAGAATGGGAGAAAAATCCTGAAAACTACCTCACAGACGAGGAGGGTAATTTCGTTCTAAAGAAGGACGGAACTCCAAGACGCAAAGGTGGTAGACCTAAGGGTGCAAAAGGTAGAGGCTATAACTACCATTCAGAAACGAAAGCAAAGATACAGGCGCGGAGAGCTGTACGCAAAAAAGAAAAAGAAACAGAGCGTACAAGCATTAAACTCTCCCAGCAACGAGAAAAACTAAAAGCCTCTAAAGAAACTCTAAGCAAACTAGATAATAATAACAAGAACAAAGTCATTACTGATGATGTTCTGTCTAAGGTTCCTAAATCTTTACGGGAAGAAGCTAATGATAATATTATCTTCAAACCAAACTCAGGGCCACAGACAGACTTCCTAGCAGCTCCTGAGAGGGACGTACTGTACGGTGGAGCAGCAGGAGGGGGTAAGTCCTATGCTATGCTCATAGATCCCCTCAGATACGCTCACAGGGCTTCTCATAGGGCCTTAATACTAAGACGGTCTATGCCAGAGCTACGAGAGCTGATAGACAAGTCCAGAGAGCTGTATCCAAGAGCCTTTCCCGGCTGTAAGTATCGGGAGGTAGAAAAGCTTTGGAACTTCCCATCAGGGGCTAAAGTAGAATTTGGATTCTTGGAACGAGATGCAGATGTCTATCGTTACCAAGGTCAAGCCTATAGTTGGATAGGTTTTGATGAGATTACCCACTTGCCGACAGAGTTCGGGTGGAATTATCTGGCATCACGATTACGTACAACTGATCCAGAGATTATGCCTTATATGCGGTGTACCGCTAACCCCGGTGGTGTTGGCGCACATTGGGTAAAGAAACGATATATATTACCATCACCGCCTAACGAATCTTTTAAGGGCGAAGATGGTCTAACAAGAAAGTTTATACCAGCTAGACTAGATGATAATCCTTATCTGGCTGAAGATGGACGTTACGAGGAGATGCTCAAGGCTCTCCCTGACATCCAGCGAAAACAATTACTAGAAGGTAATTGGGAAATCGCAGAGGGTGCTGCATTCACTGAGTTTGATACAGCAGCCCACGTAGTTACGCCTTTTGATATCCCTATAGGATGGGAACGAATAAAAGGGATTGACTACGGTTATGCGTCAGAGAGTGCCTGTGTATGGGGGACAGTTGATCCTTCAGATGGTACTCTTATTATATATAGAGAATTATACCGTAAAGGACTTACGGGCGAAGATCTTGGGAACATGATAGCCGAAATGGAAGCTCAAGATCCTTTTGCTGTAGCCGGAGTTTTAGATACAGCAGCATGGGCCAAGACAGGTACAACAGGCCCTACAGTAGGCGAGTCTTTAATGCGCGTAGGCCATAAGCTACGAAGAGCTGACAAGAACCGCATACAAGGAAAAATACAAATACACGAATACTTAAAGATACAACAAAGCGGTAGGCCACGATTGCAAATATTTAATACTTGCCCTAACCTGATACGTGAACTTCAAAGTATTCCTTTAGATCGGTCAAACCCAGAGGATGTGGATACTCACGCCCCTGATCACGCATATGATGCGTTAAGGTACTTGATAATGTCAAGGCCCCGAATAGCCGATCCATTAACAAGAATCAGACATATGCATCGTGAACAGGCATTCACGCCTTTAGATTCAGAGTTTGGTTATTGATATAGGTAATAGTATGGCTGACAAAAACTCAATAACAGATAGCGCAAATAACGTCTACTTTCAAGATGTAGAGGGCGAGCAAGGTAAGACACTTAACCTTGAAGAATCCCTTCACAATCAATTTACTGGCGTTATTTATGATCGTTATCAGTCAGCCAAGGATGCTAGGGATCATGACGAGAAGCGTTGGATAACTGGTTATCATAATTACCGTGGACTTTACCCTAAGCACTATAAGTTTAGAGAATCAGAAAAATCTAGAGTATTTGTAAAAGTAACTAAAACTAAAGTGCTTGCCGCTTTTGGCCAGCTAGTTGATGTAGTCTTTGGTTCCAATAAGCTCCCAATTGGAATATCTGAAACAAAGATGCCGGAAGGTGTAGCTGAGTACGCTCATCTAGACACGCAAAATCCGGTTCCCAGCATTGAGACTAGCTCGCCAGCCCCGGAGCCTAGCGCAACTAATCCTTACGATGTAGGGTATGCAGGTGACGGAAAACAGGTCTTAAATGCCGGGGCAACCTACAATAAGGGAGAAACAGAAGATATAGATGCTGTGCTGAAGGATGCATTGACTGATGGTGGCTCTGCTATCCCACAGTTCTACGAAACCAAGCCAGCACAAGAAGCCGCTAGACGCATGGAAAAGCTTATCCATGATCAGATAGAAGAGTCTAAAGGTTCTAGCGAAATACGTAATGCACTGTTTGAATGTGCATTGTTTGGTACAGGTATTGTTAAAGGCCCCTTTAATTTTAATAAAACTCTGAACCGTTGGACAGAAACCGATGGTGGAGAACGAGAATACAACCCTGTAGAAGTACGAGTACCCCGCATAGA